AGAAACAACCTAAAGTTGTACAAGATGCTCTATACGAGAACTCTGAGGATGCTAAGTCTGTAGCAGTGGCTATTGACCTATACAAGTCACACAAGGGCATTAAGTCTAAACCTAATAATAGCGCAGATAAGGCAGCAGCCTCTTCTGTAAAGAGTAAAAGCAGAACTACCGTAAATGATGATGAGAGTAAAAACTTCTGGCGTGAATCTACTGTCGCTAAAATGAGTGACAAAGAGTTTGAGAAACACCATGAAGAGATACATGAAGCTCAGAAAGCTGGTAAGTTTATATATGATTTGTCAAAATAACTATTGACAATAGGTACGAGTTGCATATAACTTGTATTGAGTACACTTTAATGAGTTAATGTGTATTTTAACTAAGACTCTAGCCACTACTAGACTACCCAAATACGTTTGACCTCTGTTACACAGGTAGGCATACCTAAATAACAGACTACTCAGATAAGTTTGGCCTCTGCTGTGGATATGATGATCTATAACTTTAACGGTCATATCTATAAGGAGATTAATTATGGCTGCATTTGGAAAAGCCTCTGGCTACACCAACCTTGACAACGGAGTATTCTCCAGCGTCATCTATTCAAAACAAGCACAGATTGCGTTTCGCAAGGCTGCTACAACTCAAGCGATTACTAACTCTGAGTATTTCGGGGAGATCGCAAACCAAGGTGATACGGTTCGCATTCTTAAAGAGCCAGATATCACAGTGAATGCATTACTACGTGGTACTACCGTTTCGGCGCAAGACCTCGTTGATAATGACTTTCAGTTGACTATCGACAAAGCCAACTACTTTGCCTTCAAGCTTGACGATATTGAAGAGCAGCAAGCCCACCATGACTTCATGCGTTTGTCATCTGATCGTGCAGCCTATAAAATGGCTGATGCTATGGATGCTGATGTATTGTCATACATGTCTGGTTACACTACTGCTGGTGCGGTAATTACTACTGTAAGTGGTACTGCTTCACACCAAACATCAGGTGACTTGACAGGTGAACTTCTGACTGCTAACAAGTTGGATATGTCAGACTTCGGAAACATCACTACTGCTGCCTCTTCTGGCACAACTGGTGACTCAATTCCGTTGGCCCCTCGCTTTGGTGGTGCAACTGCTGCATCAGCAACCACAGCAACACCTTTGCAAGTCGTAGCTCGTATGAGCCGTGTACTTGATCAGGCTAATGTTGATACTCGTGGGAGATGGCTGTGTGTTGACCCGGTATTCATGGAGCTATTAAAAGACGAAGATTCTCGCGTTTTGAACGCTGACTTCGGTGGTGCAGGACTGCAAAACGGTCTGGTACTTAACAACTTGCATGGCTTCCGTATCTATCAGTCAAACAACCTTCCTGCGAAGGGTACTGGCGCTGGTACTACAGGCGTAACTGCACAGGACGATAACTATGGCGTTATTGTAGCTGGACACGACTCTGCTGTTGCAACTGCACAGCAACTCAACAAAGTTGAGACTTACCGTGACCCAGATTCATTCGCTGATATTGTTCGCGGTATGCACCTTTACGGGCGTAAAATTCTACGTCCAGAGGCTCTGGTAACTGCAGTATACAACGCTGCTTAATACACCTATAAACATGGGGGCTGGCTACATGCTGGCCCCTTTGTGCTTAATTTAGGATCTATTAATGTCTATTACTACAGCAGTATGCAACACATTTAAACAAGAACTGCTGGGTGGTATCCATGATCTAGATACTGACTCAATAAAAATTGCATTGTTAAAAACGTCACCTACGGGAACTTATAATGCAAACACTACTAACTATTCAGACGTTACAGATAATTCAGACGAAGCTTTAGGAGTAGGTTATGTTGCAGGTGGTAATACTCTTGCTAACCCCTCTATTTCTTTAAGTGGCTCTACCGCTATAGTGGATTATGACAATACTACATGGTCATCTGTAACTGTTTCTGCTGATGGGTGCTTAATATATAACGCATCTAAATCAGGTAAGGCTATTGCTGTCATAGATTTTGGCGGTACTAAATTTTCTGTAGCTGATGATTTTATAATCTCATTCCCTACAGCAGATGCATCTAATGCCATAATTCGTATCACATAAGGAGTAAAGAAATGGCTACGTTTAATAAATTTAATTCTTGGATTGAGACTGCAGTTGAAGCTGCTAACCTTGGTTCTGACACTTTTAAAGTGCAACTAACTAACTCAGCACCTAGTGCTGGAAACACAGTGCTGTCTAACATTACAGCCGCATCAGGATCACCGTCTAACCTAGACAGTGTGACTTTAACTACAACGTCCTCTGCTCAGTCAGGTGGTACTTACACTTTAAAGTTTGCTGATAAAACTATGACAGCATCAGGTACAGTAGGTCCATTTCGTTATGTGGTTATCTATGATGACACTGTTGCTAGTGATCCTTTAGTATGTTACTTTGACTATGGTTCAGCATTGACGTTGAACTCAGGTGATACATTCACCATTAACTTTGACGAGACAAACGGCGTCCTTCAGATTTCATAAGGGATAGTCTTTAATGGTAACTCTTGTCAACAGAGCAAAAGTAGCAACCAGCACAACTGGTACAGGCACCATTACATTAGGCGCTGCGGAGGATGGCTATCAAACCTTCGCAGACGCTGGTGTATCTAATGGTGATGTTGTACGCTATGTTCTGGAAGATGAGAATAATAGTTTTGAAATAGGTACAGGGTTATACACTTCTTCTGGAACTACTTTAACCCGCAATGTTATTGAGAGCAGTAACAGTAACAATGCAATTAATCTAAGTGGATCAGCAGTTGTTTTTGTTGGGTTCACTGTTGAAGACGCTGATAATCTTTTTGATCTCAGTATTGCATTAGGATAACATTATGGCAAACACTTTTAAAAATTATACATCTGCGTCTGTAGGAACTGGGGCCACAACTACTTATACTGTGCCTTCTGCTACAACTGCGATTATGATGGGATGTAACTTAGCTAACAGAACTACTGGTCAAATTTCAGTTGATGTTCAGGTGGCTGGGGTTTACCTAGTGAAGGGTGCACCGCTTCCAGCTAATTCAGCTTTAGGTGTGCTGGACGGTAAGATCATTCTAGAAGCAACTGATACAGTAATTGTCACCAGCGATACAGCTAGTTCAGCAGATGTAATTGTTAGTGTACTGGAGCAAACCTAATGAGTAAGCAAACAGAGTTAGCACAGGTTGCAGATACAATTACTGTAGACTCTGGCAATGTTGGGATTGGGGTGGTTCCTGAATCTTGGTATACACCTCTTTCAACAACAGCTTTACAACTTGGCGGCACAACATCTTTGTGGGCTTTGAGCAATGGGTCAACAGATTTACGAACAACCCTTGACAACAACCTATATGTTTCAAATGTGGGAGTTAATGCTTACTTAAACACTGGCCCAGCATCTCGTTATCAGCAAATAAACGGAACTCATAGGTTTCATACTGTCACTTCTGGTACGGCAGACGCAACAGCAACTACAGTGGAGCGTATGCGCATCGAAAGCAGCGGAACAATAGATGTAGGTGTTTCTGGGACTGGAGTAATAAATGCTTCAAATAATGGCTATATAGTTCTTCAAGCCCAAGGCAATAATTCTGCTATAGCCTATAGTGGAGGGTTTTACCCTGGAGTAGATAATTCAAAAAGACTGGGTATAGCAACTGCTCGTTGGTCTATTGTTTATGCCGCTACAAGTTCAATCAACACATCTGATCGCAACGAGAAGCAAGACATTGAAGAGCTATCTGACGCAGAGCAACGTGTGGCTGTAGTTTGTAAAAGCTTAATCCGTAAGTTTAAGTTTAACGATGCGGTAGAGGCTAAAGGTAACGATGCCCGTATTCATGTCGGTATCATTGCACAAGACTTACAAGCTGCATTTGCATCTGAAGGATTAGACGCTTCTCGTTATGCCATGTTCTGCTCAGATACTTGGTGGGAAACCCAGACAGAAGTGCCAGCGGTAGAAGCTGTGGCAGAGGTGCTTGACGAAGAGGGCAACGTAGTCACTGAGGCTGTAGAAGCCGTTGATGCCTACACCCGCACAGACACATATGACACACAAGAAGAAGCGCCAGAGGGTGCTACAGAGCGCACTAGGCTTGGGGTTCGATACAGCGAGCTACTGGCGTTCATCATAGGAGCATTATAATGGCTGGATATATTGGGTCTAAAGCTTCTGTAGTAAGCTCTGGTGTAGAGAATAAGAAAGTTATTACGGCTACGGCTGGACAGACTGCTTTTACAGGCTTAACGTATTCACCTAACAGGGTTCACGTATTCCAGAATGGTGTACGTCTTGTAGATGGTACAGACTATACAGCTACTGATGGTAACAGCCTTACACTTACAGTAGGTGCTTCAGCAGATGACCAAGTTGTTGTTGTGTCTTATAGTGGGTTCCAGACA